CACCTGTAGCTTCATAAACAGTCTTAATGTTTTTATTGCGCTTGCTAATGTCTTCCATTACGTCTCCTTCTCCCCAACCTGGCTTTCTTGAACGAAGTACGTTCGTGTCCATAGCTGGTCTAGCTGGAGCATATTTCTCCTCAACTATACCGGTCCACTCATTTGCATGAGCAGCCATCTTACTGTTTACCATGTCGATTGCAGAGTTCTTGAATCCGATCTTATCGTACCCTGCTCCAACTTTTTTCATCTCAGCTTCTGAGTACTTTGGTTTTTGCTTTGCCATTGTTTTGTTTATTAGCACATTTTTTTAATTGCCTTAGCAGCCTTAGCTACTTTAACTGCTTTCTTAGCAGTTGCCATTTTTGAGATACCCATAGTCGTCTTAGGCATGGGTTTAGTCATTGGTGTTTTTTCTTGCTTTGCCATATTATTTATTTTACCTACGTTACCTTTTAAAAAGCTCATTGCACCGTCCAATGATTTAGCGGACTCGTACTTTGCAGCCTTCTTGATAACACTTTTCATTATTTCTTTTTGTTAAACAACTGAGATGATGGAGGCAAAGGCACATCACGACCTGCGGCCGCACTGTTGATAATACCTTGGTATCTCTCTGCGATTGGTGCATAGTACGCATTCTCTTTGCGTAATTGTCCAATACGTGACGCAGCTGCTTTATCTTGATCTGGGGCTAGTCCTAAGTTGCGATTCTTCTGAAGCATTGTACGCTCATCTTCACGCTCTGCAGATGCCTTTCTCATGCCACCTACAACTTTCTTCAAATCACCAACCTTGATCATTGATTTTTTCTTATCCATAATTCTTATTATTATTTGGCAAAGATAAGTAATTTTGTAGAATATATAAATTAAATAAAATGTCAATAAAGACTTACATGAAACCACGCAAATACCCTGAGCGTAAGGTTAAGGTCCGTCATTACAAGCCTCGCTTTATAATGGCCACTCGCAAGCAGGTAAATGCCGATTATATGAAATATCTGCGTGTCGTGCGAGCGTGGGCTCGCTTCAAGCATGGCATCAGCCTAGATGACTTTGAGATGCTTTGCTTTCTGTATTCAGAGCATATCTTTGATGCCGACCAGTATGACCACTATCGGCAGATATTTGGCTTTAGCCAAGCAAGGCGTGTTGACTTTATCAACCGTGGTCTGATTGTTTACTTTAGAAAACCAGGGACTGGCCAAAGGGCTATCTATGAGCTATCTGCTCAAGCCAAGTCCATCATGCGCCAGTGTTATGCCATGCTGGCTGGTGAGAAGCCCATCCCATCCATCAAAGAGGTCACCCCTAAAAGTGATAAACCCCATCACTTTGCCACAAGGCAATATGATAGGGTCATCAACAAGATTAATCAAAAGTCTAAAGAACCACCACAACATCTTTCTCAGAGATGACCGTATATAGGTCCTCATTGATGCGGATGCTGTGGCCAGATGCTCTGTCGAAGTAAATGAATGAGCCTGGCTTGATGCCATCTACTAGTGAGCCTTGTGACACCACGGTAGCTTTCTTGTAGCGTAGCTCATTTGTGTCCATTGCGGTCATGATCAGTCCACCCTTGGACTTTGTCTCCTCCTCCATTGGGACGATTAGAATATTCTTTCCGATTACTTTCATAACATTAATTATATTTTAGATTTCTTTACAAATTTGTAAATTTTAGTTTATATTAGTAATGCACACTTTTCAACCTGTTACATTTTGGAACGGGTTGGATTTTTAGCATTTACCTCGCCATATTGGTTTGGATTTTTAGTTTATATTAACTTATAAGTTAATATTTTCTGCTAAATTAGTAGTATTACTACTAAATTTTCACAACATCAATAGTACATCCAAACATTTTTAGCACTTGTAAAATACTTTCTAAGTTTAGATTTGTTTTACCTTGTTCTATCTTTCTAACCACAGTTAATGCTACCCCTGATTTTTCAGCAAATTCCTCTTGCTTCAACCCAACTTGCTTTCGTTTTGTTTTAACAAACTCTGCTATTTTCAAAAACTCCATACCTTCACCACTTCCCAATAGCTGGTCAATGTTATGAGTAATTAAGAGGGGAGTTACTAGACAGCTATTTAGCAATAAAGAATTATTGTTAATCTCTTTTTGTATCCAGTATCTCTCCCTGCTATCTAAATCATCATTTACACTAACGTACTCTAATACTTTAACAGTAGGTGCATGACCTATTTGTTTTAGATTGTCTACCCATTCAATTACTTTGTCAGAATGGCTTTTAGTTAGATGTTGCATTGGCCTAAGCATACCACTTGTAGACTTGCCTATATAATGCACAGCGTTAGTAAAAGGACAGCATAGCGAATATATCAATCTTTTTTCTTTCATATTATATGTATTTTGGTGTAAATATAATAAATATGAATGATATATTCAAGTATTATACTTATTTAAGTATAATCGTTTGCTATGCTCTAATATTAGTTATGACCGTCTCTGTGGATAGCAATGTGGTAGCCACTGACACAGCGTTCTTAAGAGCTTCTTTAGTCACCTTAGTTGGGTCAATAATGCCAACGCTCATCATGTGGCAGTATGACCCATTAGCCACGTTGACTCCTATGCCTTCTTTTGACAACTGCTTACCCTCATCAAAGTCAGCCCCCTCCACATCTATGCCTGCGTTAGCAAGTATTTTGATCATAGGTGAGAGCATGGCCATTTGTAATATCTCGGTGCCCTTATCGGCTACCAATAAATTGGTAGCGATGTCCTTAAGTGCCACGCCACCACCTGGCAGGATGCCTTCTTCTAGTGCTGCACGCACCGCACACACCGCATCGTCCACTCGGTCCTTCTTCTCCTTCTGCTCAATGTCTGAGTTGGCACCCACCTTGATGACACCCACGCCACCACCTAGGTTAGCGATGCGTTCTTTTAAGAACTCTTTCTCAATTGCTGACTCTTCTGCGCTCATCTGCTCTTGCAGCTCCGCTATTCTCTCTTCTCCCTCTCCAACTGCGTCAAATATGAGCGTATTGAACCGGCCACTGACCACTTTGTCCGCACGTCCTAGGTCATCGACCGTGACCATCATCAAATTGTCCCCTGTTTGCTCGCTAAAGTACTTAGCACCGGTCGCAATTGCTATGTCCTGCATAATCTGATGGCGTTTGTAGCCAAATGACGGAGGAATAATGGTGCAAATCTTTAAATTGTTCTTGACTTTGTTGACATTTAGCGTATTTAGCGCATTCTCCTCCACTTCTCCAACGATTAGTAGCGATCTTTTACCCTGAAGTATGAACTCAATGATAGGAAGTATGTCGTTAAGATTTGTAACAGCCTGGTCTGTGACCAAAATGTATGGCTTATCTAGTATAGCCTCTTGCTTTCTGGTATCTGTCACAAAGTACTTACTTGTGAAGCCCCTGTCTATCTTCATCCCACTCACCACCTCAGCATATGTCTGAGCTGTTGCCGAGTTCTCGACTGTCACCACCCCACTTAGACCAACTTGGTTGTACGCATCAGCAATAATCTGCCCAATCTCTGCGTCACCATTAGCCGAGATAGTCGCCACGTCCACCAACTTGTCCGATGTAATCTCTGTTGACATCTCGCTCAACGCCTCAGCCACCTTTAGACCAGCCTCTTGAACGTCTCGCAGCACCTGTGTGGTATTGTCCTGCTTATCTAGCAGACCCATCGCAGCATGTATGATGGCCTGAGCCAACACCATCGATGTAGTAGTCCCATCACCTGCCGAATTAGCCGTCTTCTCAGATGCTTCCCTCATGATCATCACCGCTAGGTTCTCTGCCGGGTCCATCAAGTTAATTGACTTAGCCACCGTCACACCATCCTTAGTAACTGTAATGCCACCAACGTGGTTCTCCGACTCAATTAGAACTGTCCTGCCTCTAGCACCTAGAGTAGACCCAACTGCATTAGCTATGGTGTTGACACCATTAATTAATTTCTGTCTGCCTTCACTTCCGAAGACGATATCCTTGACAATCATAAGTTAAATTTTATTTGTTACAAATTTATATACAATTATAACACCAAACAATAATCATGCCAGAAATAAATTTGTGTACAAGTGTAGAACTTTAGTGCCACTTACGTACTAAATATATTTTTATTTTAGAGAAAAAAAATTTTTTCTAATTTTCCTTTATATTTTGTTCATTTTATACATAATAGAATAATAAAATATATAAATAACTATATATCAATAAGTTATAAATGTAAACTTTGAAAAAAAGTGTACACAATTTAGTGACCAAATGTACAACTTTACGAATAGTACAATTGGTCTTGGAAAAGTACAATACTATAATTAGAAAAATAGGGGTGAAGGGTAACACCACCATTCTGACTGCCGGGGCCCGAAAAGAAAACGGCTCTTTTCGAGGTAGGGGGGGTGCGATTCGGAACTTTTTGCCGTAGATTTTTGGCTTTTTCCTGCGGGCTCTGTGCTATGCTGTGCTATGCTACCTCGCTCGCTCGGTTGACTCTGCCCCTGCCCCCGAAACATTTAGGTATTTGTCTAACTATCTAACCCGCCAGGACATGCCGATATTTTTAGGCTACCACAATAGCGAAGCATTTAGACATTTATCTAAATATTCCCATCCTATTATTTTTTAGGCTCGTCTAAAAATTTATTTAGGGCAATTGAAAAACAAATTTAGGTGATTAGAGAGGACGTATTGCACCCCGCCAAAAATTGTCGAAGTTCAAAGCCTTTCAAAATTTCTACCTATTTTTTCCCTCAAACAATTACCAAATAAAAACACAAATTTAGGGATCAAAACAACCAAAAAGTGCCCATACAGCCCGCAATCGCCATTTTTACCCCTCAACCCAGGTAAACAGCCTATTTTTATTCTACATTTTTTCTACAAATATTCTACAAAAAAACTTGCACAATAAAAAAAACCTTTTTAGTATTGCAAAAGAATTTAATCACCTTAAAAAATACGTTATGAAAAACGAAATCTTAGTGCCTGCAATTTTTACCTTTGATGAAACAGAGTGCCATTTTAAAGGATTGCATAATCCTAAAAGCGGTTGGAATGGTTGGTATATGCCCTATATTCATGAGGATTCAATAAACGATTTTATTTCTATTGTTTCTACTAATGAGGATAATTACCAACTAGAGGGGGATAGCTTACATGTTACAAACTATGAATGCGGACACGTTGTATATAGTGGTGTAATTGAGCCCACAATTATCGAGGGGGGGAAATATTATAACCTAGGTTTTGAGGGTCTTTGTTTTGATATCGTTAAATAAATTTATTCATCTTAAAAATATACGTAATGAAAAACTTTAATTTCAAACTAGGAAACGCTGTAGTGAATTTTCAGTTTGCTACCTCAAACACCAAAACGGGTGCGCTTATTCAAAATTATATCATTCCTTCGGAGTGGATAGAGTCAGACGCAAAAATTAGCACCTTGTCAGACAAGGCAGTTTGTTTTGACTGCCCGCATTCAAAGGATATCAATAAGACTTGCTATGTTCGAAAGGGGCAAAGTGAGATGGGTCTAGCCTCAAAGGTTAGAAGCCTGCGTAATTTAGGGCTTGATAATATCCCTGAACTATCCCCCGCAATGGAGGCCGACCTCTTGCAAGCTATTGAAGGTAAGGGCGTGCGTTTCGGCTCATATGGCGAGCCTATTTTATTAGGCGAAGCGTTAATAGGTAAAATTTCAAAGCGTGCTAAATTTTGGACGGGTTATACCCACCAATGGCACAAAAATCCATGGGCTAAAAATTATTTCATGGCCTCCGTAGAAACGGAAACAATCTCAAACCTTGCACAAAAATCGGGCTTCCGTACATTTTTTGTAGGTCAAACCGAAAGTAAAGATTATGTTACTTGCCCCGCTTCAAAGGAGGCAGGCCAAAAAACCACCTGCGACAATTGTAAGCTTTGCATGGGCACGCAATCAAAAGCCAAATCCGTAACTATATTACCTCACTAAGATATCATTTACTAAACCTTTCGGTACTTAGGTCAACCGTACCAATAAAAATGAAAAATACAATCGAATTAAAAAACGTAAAATTTTCAGAGTGGAACTCCGAAGAAACAAATTGTTTTCAAGCCTTGGTTTATTTCAATGGCAAGCGGGTAGGCATGGCAAGTAATGAAGGCCGAGGCGGGTGCACATGGGTTAGACCTACAGATAATGACGATGATTACAAGGCATTTGTAGCATATTGCGAGGCAACAAAGGAAGAGCAATATTACGACACGTTTACGACCATCGATGACCTTTTTGAAGAGTGGCTAGAGGCACACTATGCAAAGAAAGATAAAGCCCGTATGCAAAGGGAATTTGACAAGGGAATTTGTTACACAAAGGACGAAAGCAAGGGCACGTTTGCCATCATGACATTTAAGAAAGGGACTACCAAAGTTACCATATCTCAAATGCTTATGAGCTCAAATGGTAGGGATACCCTTCGCCGATCCTACGACAAATTGGTTTCTGAAGGCAATAAAGTATTAAATAATAACTTAAAATTCGTGTAATGCAAAAGACATTCAAGCTTGGAATTTCGGAGGATAAATACAAGGTATTAATCAAGCCTAAATCAAAACTAACTAACATCCAAACGGGAACGGAGGAAATAAATTTTTACTTCGGTAGGGCTGAATATGTTCAGGCAGAAACCGAATACCTAACAAACTTTTTAGAGCATCGCCTATGCATGAGCAAAGCGAATGAAATTAAAAACTATATTTTATCGAACGTATGAACACTACAATAATAAACAGAGAGGATATAGTAGGGCCACATAAAGATGGCATGCTAATCAAGGAATGGGAACGGGGCAATGTTACGCTGTACGTTCACCTTGCAAAACTAGATGGCAAATTTAGCGATATATGCACGCTTCAAGTGACAAGCCTAGGCAATGGGCAAAAGGAATACAACTACGCAAATACATGGCGTCCTATTGTATCAGATTTAGAGCCGATTGAATTTTTAAATAAATATATAATACCTTTTTATCATGGCAAGGAAAATAATTAACCAAGGCGAATATAGCCTACATGTGGTAGCATCTGATGCAGGTGTAATCATCGTAAAGGTTTTCAATCGGGAAACCCAGGACATACTGGAATGTTCAATTTTTACTGAAATTAGTGAGGCATTGACCGAATACATAGGTCAATACACTACAAAAACGCAATCAATTCTTAACTTTTTAAACACCTTATAAGATGCAGGATTTAATCAAACAAAAACTAGTAGAATTCCATGCCACTTGCGATGTAGATAAGTGGGGTCAAAAGGGTACATTAAGTATGTATGAGGTTTTTGGCAAGGATATGCATGAAATAAGAGACTATGTTAAAAAGAATAAAGGCATACTTAATGTATGCACATATTCTAGCAGGTTTGGACAATATGAAGGTATATGGGAGATTGTAGATGCCGACATAAAAGCGGAATGCACCAAAGCATTTGAAGACAACCCAAATCGCAAGCTTGCGATGACACGTTAATAATCAATTCTAAACTTTAAATACAATTTAAGATGGCAAATATTTGTTACAATTGGATGCAAGCTTTCGGGGATGCGGAGGCAATCCAAAAACTAAATGAAGACATGAGCATGAGTGATGACATGTATTCATTAGATATAATATTGAATGATGGGACTGAACTTACATTCAGTTCAGAAACGAAGTGGTCACCACCTGAGGAGTGGATACAAAATATAAGCAAAGAATTTGGTGTGCTTATCGAGTGCGAATACAGCGAGGCAGGTGCAGGTTTTGCAGGAAAGTTAAGCTACAAAGATGGTGTCAAAATTATGGACTTGCAGTTTGATTACCTAGAGGGTCGATATCATTTTATGGATTGGTTTGAGTTCATTGAAATGGAGGTGATGCATAGGTTAGATGATGCCGAGCCATTCGATGACTTCATTAAGCAGTTTGACTTCTGTACAGAAGAAGAGATTAAAGAACTAGAAGAATTATTTTTTGAATACGCAAACGAAAATTAAAAACATCAATCTAATAACCTTATGGTGTATAGGTCAACCAATCTAAAATTATGGGAAGATATTATGGAGGTGACATTGAAGGCAAGTTTTGGTTTGGAGTTCAATCCTCAGATGTAGGGGAATCCTTTGGAGCAGTAGAGCAAGAGCCATATGAAATAGAATATGTGATATACAGAGAATATCTTGACACCACACATAAGCGAATGGCTGAATTAGAAAAACATATGGGGGAGTTCAAGCAAAAACTGGAAATCTTTTTTGAAAAGAATATTTCTTATAATGATGCTAAGTTAATTGATGAGGGAATTGACCCAAAGTATGTACCCTATTTTGCTGATTGGTTTTTTGGTAAAAAGATTTTAGATTTTTTTGAGCAACATCCTAATGCAGATGAGTGCTGTTTTACTGCTGAACTATAAACTTAAATACAATGGGACTTACAAAGCACGAAGACATTTGGTCTTGCTACGAATGTGGCGAATTGCAAGGTCGGCATGACCTATGGTTTGATGGTGACATCTGCGAAAGATGTAATGCATTCAATGGAATGAGAATTAAAATTGAGATGATGTACTTAGATTGGTTAAACAATTTCATCACCTTTCAAGCATTCGCTGATTACTACGAGATCAGCGATTTTAAAGCACTTAGAATTATATCAATTGGTAAACGTATAAATGAATTAAAATATGAAACGAATACTTGTAGCTTGTGAAGAAAGCCAAGCAATAACAAAAGAGTTAAGAGCCTTAGGTCATGAGGCATTCAGTTGCGACTTGTTACCTTGTAGTGGTGGTCATCCCGAGTGGCATATACAAGGGGATGTATTTAAGATTGTTAATGATGGGTGGGATATAATGATTGCCCATCCACCATGTACGTTCTTATCTGCTAGTGGTGCGGGATGGTTGTATCATCCCGATGATAAACATCTGCCAACCCAGGAGAGAAGACCTCATCCTAGATATCCTAATCGAATTAAAGATAGAGATGATGCAGTAGCATTTGCGAAAAGACTTTATGATTGTGATATTCCTTGTATTGCAATTGAGAACCCTATTGGTTCGCTTTCGAGTCAATGGCGAAAGCCCGATCAAATTGTACAACCATGGATGTTTGGTGACAAAGCTAGTAAGTCTACATGTTTTTGGTTAAAAGGATTACCTAAACTTGTGCCTACAGATGTAGTAGAAAAAGGGGAATTCTTTGAATGGACTGATAGTAAAACGGGTAAAACAAAGAAGCAACCTATGTGGTATTATAAAGCACTAAGCGAAGCTAAGACACCCGAGCAACGCAGAACATTACGCAGTAAAACTTTTCAAGGAATGGCTAAAGCCATCGCTAAACAATGGAGCAAATGACATACAACGAATGGTGTGAGTACACCCAATTTGGGCAGGCTTGCAAGTACGACAATCAAATATTAAATTTTGTGGAGCAATACAATAATGCGAAGCATCAGCACTTTTTAAATAAGATAGAAAATGATAGAGCAAATAGACAAGTTCAGGGAGTTACTAATTTCTGGCAAGAAAGGCGGGACATTCTACCTACCGACCGCAACCAAACGTACGGTGCAAATGAAGTTTACACGAGACCCAATTACCAAGAAGTATATACTTCAGTGTTACGATGGTAACGATTGGTTATGGACTAGCTACGATAATGTTAGCAAAAATTTAGTTAGAGATTTTGACGAAATAATTTATCAATATACAGACCTATGAATTCACTATTTAAAATTAGCTACGGCTTATTTGCATCGGTACTACCGAGTGCGTACTTTGAGTACATGACCGCCACATTTTTATTCTTTACTGCTGGTGTGCTTGTATTATCAATGGCGGTATATGTAGAAGACTTAAAGAAAAATGGATAAGAAAGAAAAAGCAATAGTTTACACTGCTATCTCAGTATTATTGGTATGGGCAATTGGCCTATTTATTTATTCACATTATATTTTAAAGTTATGAGTTACAAAACTAAGGGCACTATAGTGCTATGTATTTTAGGGGCTGTATTGGTTGGCCTTGTCGCATTTTTAATAGAGATATTCTCATGATAGATCAGCAAAGAAAGGCAACCATCCTACTAATTGGTATAGTCGTTTTAATAGTATTATTTTTTGTAATAGTTATATGATATCAGATGTAGATAAGATAGACAGAATCGCCAGGCGAATATGCTATCGACACAGATTAAGAAAGAAGGATATGTTTTTAAATACTAAGCTATCCCCTATTGTCTCAGCTCGTCACCATTTTTATAATTTATGTGACAAGGAGGGAGTAAAGTTATGGGAGATACAAAGGTATTGTGAGAGGTATGGCTACCCTATTGACCATGCTACCATTTTATATGGCATCAATAAGATGAAAGAATTTGAAAAGAATCAAACTGGCACTACTAACCTAGTGACCGCTAAATCTAAACAAGAACTAGCTCGTGAAAGAGATGGAAGAAAAATTTAACTGCAAGGAGGTCTCAGAGATTGCCTTCAGACAATTTATTACTGGTGTGTTGATTGGCATATCAGGCACATTGAGTGCGTTATTGTGTTTGTACATTTTAATAACCTATGGAGAAAATCATTAGATCCCGCAAAGGATTCGAGGAGTCCGACATGCGGTGCCCATGGTGTGGGCATGAGCACGACCTAAAGGTGGTCGAGAGATTGTTTGTGAAGTCAGGCAATAAGTTAACAATGAACCTAGTATGTGATGATTGTGATAAAACAATGCAGTTGCAAAAGCACACGCAGGGTCACTTCACATTTTATCCTTACATCGACCACAAGAAGCGTAGACTACGCAAGGCTGGTTGGGTTCAAACTAAGTTCTACGCACCAATAGACTACTCAAAAGAATGGGCAAAAAGATGACACCCCTTGGTTTATCAAACCATACTAAACGTACTCTTCGACAGAGAGGGATACGTTACGCAAGTGTGCTTGGTGGCAACAATTTGTTGGTACTAAAAGCCAGTGGTGACTACCACTACCTACTTATTCAGTTTGAGGATTTACCTGAGCACTGGATGGCTAATAGGAATTATTTTAACATCAAGGTAGCTCATGCTATCAATCACGAGCAAATTAATAATGAAATAGACAGATATTTAGTATGACACAAGAAATAAAAGAAGAACCAGAAATGTTTTTCCAAAAAATGATCACAGATTCAATAAGTTTTGGGGAGGCTTGTAAGATTTTAAATATTGAAAAGTATTCTGAAAGGATTTTCAAATGCCACCCTAGTGGTGAATTGTACTTCTTACAAAATTATATTCAACTAGCTAAAATTTTAAAAGATAACAAAGAATCAATTAGTTTTTTTAATAGGGTTTTAGATAGAATTTTAAGTGAGTCTAGTGATACAGATATTGATTTATTATTTATTGACTTACCCAATCAATTCATAAGTAGCTTAAAAGAATTTTATAAAAAATAATTATCATGACACAAGAACAATTCAACGAGGCGTACGATACGCTACTAAATCATGCCATGTCAATTAGAAAGGCAAAGCAACCTGAGTACACGCTAGAGAATACTGACGTGCTCAATAACTTCAAGGAGTCAGCCAAGCGTGCGGGGATCAGCCCATTACAAGTTTGGTCAATCTTTTTTGACAAGCAGTTAAGCTCTGTTCAGGCACATATTAAGAATCCAAATCTGCCTCAAGCAGAGCCTTTGGAGTCACGCTTTGCAGATTTATATAATTATTTACTGCTTGGCTATTGTTTATTTCAAGAAAAGGGTTAAATTTGTCGTGCAGTTGCCTCTTCACATTATAGCAACCTAAAGCATTTGATGCCCCTTAATTGAAACCGAAGTGAAGAGCGGTGGATTTTATGGGGCATCGTTTTCTAAAAAATATTATTATGACTGAAGTATGGAAAGACATCGAAGGTTATGAAGGTAAGTATCAGGTTAGTGATCATGGTCGAATTAAAAGATTACAAAGGATAGACAAGAATGGCAAAAATTCTACTATGCTTCGTTTAGAAAAAATAATGAGTCCTGGTCGAGTGAAAAACGGTTATCTCCAATTAAGATTAACAATTAATCAGATAACTAAAGCATACTATGTTCACGTATTAGTTGCTAATAATTTTGGTTTACATAGAGGAGAAAATTGCACACAAGTAAATCATATAAATGGTATCACTTCTGATAACAGACTTTGTAATTTAGAATGGGTATCTCGTATGGAAAATTCATGTCACAGGTGGTCTATGACTAAAACATCTAGCAAATATCCTGGCGTAAGTTTATCTAAAATATGCAATAAGTTTGAATCATACATAAACTTAAATAGTAAAAAGATTTATTTAGGTTTATTTGATACGGAAGAAGAAGCCCACAATGCAAGAGTAAATTATGAATTAAATAATAATATAATCAATAAATACAATGGAAAAAACGCAATCAGTATTTAAAACTTTATCCTCTATTAACCTTTCAAGCAAGGTGGAAAAGAGAGGAAACTTATCCTACATTTCATGGAGCACAGCCTGGGGTGCAGTAAAAGAACATTACCCAGATATTCAACGCACCGTATTTGAGACAGAGAATGGTGTTAATTATTTCACAGATGGTATGACTGCATTTGTAAAAGTTGGTGTTACAATTAATAATATTGAACACATAGAGTATCTCCCAATTATGGATATACGCAATGCGTCTATTCGATTAGATAAGATCACTTCTTTTGATACAAACAAGGCCATACAAAGATGCACAGTTAAGGCTCTTGCACTACATGGACTAGCTTTAAACATCTACAACAAAGAAGAATTTTTTGACGAGCCTAAGGCTATCGCTCCTAAGTCAACTGCTAAGGTGGCTCTTGAGGTGGGTGATGAGAACTGGGGCAAGGTGGTCAACTATGTTGTCGATAACATTGGCCTCAAGTCTGAGGATGTGTTCAAGAACCTATCCAAGAAGTACGAGCTATCGGATCAAGTCAAGTCTGCAATTAATAAGTTAAAGAAATGAAAATAAAGAATCCTAATGTGGACATCTTTATAGATATACTGATGGCAGATGAACTAGGTGTTAAGGTAAAAGACTACATCAAGGTTATCAATCAGTGTACATATTGGGAACACATCTTTATTATTAATGCTATCATCTCCCAAAGGGAGGATAAAATTCACAAAGCAAAACTTATATTTTATGACTACCATATTAGAAACACTACGAAATGATACCGAGTACTACTTGGGCGTAGGTCGTAACTACTTGTCTAACTCAGACATTGGTGCATTGCTTTACAATCCTACGCAGTATGGTGTGCCTAAAGATAAGACACCGGCTATGCTTGCAGGCTCCTATTTTCACGCATCCATACTAGAACCTGAGAAGCTAAAGAACTTCATCAAGGTGGAGGCATCGACACGCACGACCAACATCTACAAAGAAGCATTGTCGGCACATAGCACAGACATGCTACTGCTACAGAAAGAGGCTGATGAGTGTGACCGCATGGTCAAAGCTTTGATGGGTAACCTGACATTCTATGACATGATACGTGATGAGGACAACTCGTATGAGGTGCCGGCCATCGGTGAGATTGGTGGCATCCAATGGAAAGGTAAATCAGATATTGTTGGTAGTGAAATACTAATAGATTTAAAAACTACCACCAATCTTGATGACTTCAAGTTCTCTGCTCGCAAGTATAACTACGACTCACAGGCTTACATCTACAACCAGTTATTTGGTAAGCCTATGGTATTTATCGCAGTTGAGAAAGATAGCCTGCGTACGGGCTTGTTTGAGTGCTCGGATGAGTTCTTGGATCGTGGCAGAGAGAAGGTATACAAAGCTATCGAGGTATACCAAAAGTTCTTCGGTCCGAATGCGACCGATGACATTAATCAGTATTACAAATTAGAAACTTTATAAACAAAAACAATTATGGCACAATTATTTTCAGCATCGTTAGATGTATCAAAAATCTCTAAGGACAAATTAGTTAAAGGAGAAAAGGGTAACTACCTTAACATTACTATCTCAATCAATGACGAGGAGGACAACTACGGAAACGTATTAACTATCACCGAGTCTCAGACCAAGGAAGAGCGTGAGTCTAAGGCTAAGAAAAACTACTTGGCTAATGGGAAGTTAGTGTGGTCATCAGATGGTGGCTCTACGGCCAAGCAAGGTGGCTCTAAGCCATCGGCACCTGCTACTCCAACAGTGGAAGAACAAGACCTTCCATTCTAATCTTGTGTACAAATGAACAAAATATGTGGGACTTAGATGAATATATATTTTTTCTTTTTAGATAAATTATTTTTTTCTCTTTTCTTATATATTTTGTTCACTTTGTACATAATCAAAGAATAATAAATATAACTTATTATATATCAGTAAGTTATAAATGTAAACTTTAAAATATTTTGTACACTTTTTTGTGTACAAATGTAAACTTTTTAAAAAACTAATAAATATTATGGCAAATTTTAAGATTAACGACCGAGTTTTTGATATCCGTTACGGATGGGGTACAATAATTGGACAGGATCAATCAGGTGCAAAGCATGTCAAGTTTGATAACAACGAGACCATCATGATGTACTCAAGAGAATTCATCAATACTATCCTATCTTACTCTGAGTATGGCTTGGTGGGACAGACATTACCTGATGGTGCTACAGATTGGGATGACTTGCGTGATGAGTGGATGAACAATGGCGAGAACATCGAGTTATTTACTTGGCTTACCATGAACTTTGAGTTACCAGTACGTAAGTAAATCTAATCACCAATACGCAAATGCAAGTAACCATATTTTCTAACATAAAAGAAACGTCTGTCCCATTCTATCGGGATGTGCTGGCTATACTCTCCAGAGTTAAGGAGGGTAAGTCCAAGGACATCGTTCGAAAGATTAGATTGGAGAAAGACAAGGAGCTACGTAATAAGCTCAAGCAAGACCTGCCTGCGATTTGTTTCTCAGGTACGTTCTCTAAGCGTGAGGACTCTGCCCTATTGGAGCATAGTGGTCTGATATGTTTAGACTTTGATAACTTCCCATCCAATGATGAGATACTAGCTAAGAAAGATGAATTGGCTAATGACCCTTATACGTTCTCAGTTTTTATATCACCATCAGGTAATGGTCTGAAAGTGTTGGTCAAGATACCAAAGGATGTAACTAAGCATAAGTTATTCTTTAATGCTTTAGAGACCCATTATAACTGCGAGCAGTTTGATAAGACATCCAAGAATGTATCTCGTGTATGCTATGAGTCTTATGACCCGACCATATTTGTGAATGTCAACTCACTAGAGTGGAACAAATTGGATGAGTCAGAGATGGAGCACGTGACTAGGGACATGAGGCCAACCATCCCTATCGATGATGAGGATGAGATTATTAATCGCTTGGCTAAGTGGTGGGACAATAAGTTTGGGTTCGTGCCAGGTGCACGCAACAATAACTTGTTCGTACTAGCTATGGCATTCAACGAGTATGGTGTCACTAAATCAGAGGCATTGTACCGCATGATGGCATTCGCATCTGAGGACTTTACAACCAAGGAGATACAAGGTATCATTGACTCGGCATATCGTCACACAGACAAGTATGCTACCAAATACTTTGAGGACACATCTCGTGTTGACTTTGCAAAGAATCAACTAAGCCGTGGTGTGCCAAAAAAGGATATCCGTTCTCAATTGAAAGCCTCCGGGGTGGAGGACGGAACGATTGATTCAGTACTAACTAGAATCGAGGAGGAGCAGAGTAAGAATACATTCTGGACTAAGAGTGACAAAGGTGTGGTTACATTAATCCACTACGAGCTAAAGACATTCTTAGAAAACAATGGCTACCGTAAGTATGTGCCTGAGGGTAACAAGGGCTTCATCTTTGTACGCATCAATCAGAATCTAATTGAGATGTGTACAGAGGATGACATCAAGGACTTTGTACTAAACCATATCCTAAATAACTTTCAGGATCTGAGCGTGTACAATTACTTTGCGGACAAGACTAGATTCTTTAGAGAAGACTTCTTGTCTATGCTTGACTCTGTGAACATTTACTTTGTGGAGGACACAAAGGATGAGGCGTACTTATACTTTAAGAATGGTGTGGTCAAGGTGACCAAGGATAAGAAAGTGCTACTAAACTATGAGGACCTAGGTGGCTACGTGTGGTCAGACCAGGTCATTCAACGTGACTTCATCTTCTGCCCTGCAGATGAGTGTGACTACAAAACATTTATACGCAACATCGGTGGCAGTGATGACCAACGTGTGGCATCCATCGAGTCGACCATTGGCTTTATCCTTCACGCATTCAAGAACGGGGGCTACTGCCCGGCTGTCATCATTAATGATGAGGTGATATCTGAGAATCCTGAGGGAGGAACGGGTAAGGGTCTATTCATGAACGGCATCAGCCGGATGAAGAAGGCGGTCACCATTGATGGTAAGTCATTCTCCTTTGATAAGTCATTTGCTTATCAGTTAGTTAGTACAGACACGCAGGTGTTGGTGTTCGATGATGTCAAGAAGAACTTTGACTTTGAGCGTTTATTCTCGGTGGTTACCGAGGGTATTACAGTCGAGCGTAAGAATAAGGATGCAATCAAGATTCCATTCCACAAGTCACCTAAGGTGGTCATCACGACCAACTATGCCATACAAGGTAAGGGTAACTCATTTGAGAGACGTAAGTGGGAGATGGAGTTTAAGCAATTCTATTCCAAAGACTTCACACCTCAGGATGAGTTTGGTCGGTTGCTATTCAACGATTGGAGTCAAGATGACTGGTGTGCGTTCGATAACTACATGATCAAAGTATTGCAGGGTTACCTCAATACTGGGCTTGTCAAGTGTAACTTTGTGAATCTTAAAGAACGTAAGTTCAGAGCAGAGACTAACGCTGAGTTTGCTGAGTGGGCTCAAGAGTTTGGTTCTACATTCATACCGATGAATCAGCGATTCAGACCTGATGATGTGTTCGATAAGTTCATAGCGGATAACAACGGCATGTTCCGTATGTTGTCTAAGCAACGATTCAACTCGTGGCTACGTACCTACTGCTTGCATATGACCGGAAGTAACCCAGTAGAGGGTCGTGATGGTGCAGGTAAGTGGATGGTGTTTCCATTAAAAGAAGACAAACAATTAGAACTACTATAATGCCGGATATAGCAATGTGCCCAGGAGATGGGTGCCCAAAGCAGCAGATGTGCTACAGGTACACAGCAAAAGCGAGTGACTATCAGTCATACTTTATGACTCCACCAATCAAAGAAGATGGTACGTGTGAGTATTATTGGGACAATACAGAATACCCATCTGAAGGGGCATTTCACATTAAATTAGAAGATAATGATACAACTACGGGATTACCAGAAGAAGATAGTAAGCGACGGGCTTGGCATTATTAAAGAGCATGGTCTGCTGTATCTTTCTATGGAGGTAAGAACCGGTAAGACCATGACATCATTAGCTATCTGCGATGCGTTAGGTGCTAAAGAAGTATTGTTCATCACTAAGTTAAAGGTGGTGCCTGGTATTAAGAAAGACCATAAAGATTTAGGTTGTAACTTTAACCTTACGTGTGTAAACTATGAGTCAATCCACAAACTTGAGGTGACAAATTGGAACCTCATAATTTGTGATGAGGCACACACGATGGGTGCATTCCCTAAGCCTAGCAAAAGAGCGAAGCAGGTTAAAGATTTGGTAAAGAAGTCTAACGCAAAGGTTATATTTCTGTCGGGGACACCGACACCTGAGAGTTACTCTCAGATATACCACCAACTCTATGTGCATCCTAGCAATCCATTTAAATCGTATGTCAACTTTTACCGGTGGGCTAATGACTATGTTAAAGTTAAGATAAAGTACATTGGTGCAATGAAAGTTAATGACTACTCGGGTGCTATGAAGGATAAGATTATGGATGCCATCAAGCATCTAATGATATCATTCACCCAAGAGAAGGCAGGCTTCACAACCTCGGTAGAGGAGGCAGTACTTAGAGTTGCGATGAGTCCTTTGACTTATAAGTTAGCTAACAAACTCAAGAAAGATTCGGTTGTGCAAGGTGATGATGACACCATACTTGCTGACACGGGTGGCAAGATGATGAACAAACTTCATCAGATGTACTCGGGGACCATCATCCTTGAGTCAGGCAGACGATTGGTGTTTGACTATACCAAGGCTAACTATATCAGGGATCAGTTCAAGAACAAGAAGATAGGAATCTTTTATAAGTTTAAGGCTGAGTGGGATGCGTTGAAGTTTATCTTTGGTGATGAGTTAACTGATGACCTTGAGGAGTTTAACACAACAAGTAAGAACATTGCTCTTCAGATTGTATCAGGACGTGAGGGAATTAGCCTCCGCAATGCTGACTTTTTGGTGTACTATAATATAGACTTTAGTGCAACATCATACTGGCAAAGTAAGGATAGGATGACTACCATTGACCGCAAGTTTAACAAGGTGTATTGGGTATTTACGATTGGAGGAATTGAGGAGAAGATTTATGAAGTAGTCCAACAGAAAAAAGACTACACTCTAAATTTTTTCAAGAAAGATTTCTTAAATTCGTAGCCCCATGTCAGAACAACAAATACAATCCAAACGAATTAAGCAACTAGAGAAAGAAGGGTACTATGTTCTTAAGTTAATCAAGACTAACAAGAACGGAATACCTGACCTACTAGCTTTGCATCCGACCAAGGGAGTTTTGTTTAGTGAGGTTAAGACACCAACAGGAAAAGTATCAGACTTACAAAAATTTAGACTAAATGAGCTCAGAAAACATGGATTTAGCGTCGAGGTATTTCGAGGAGAGACAGATGGTAGCAGTACCACAGAGTCTCTTCAAATGGATGAGCTCGATGCAGGAGGATACTTTTGATCAGATAGCAGACGCACTGGTCCACTTCTCAAACGAAATAGACGACGAAGACGAACGTAGTATAGTCTTCAGTGTTGTAGACGAAGAGCCAAAGTACTTTCGGTTTTACGCAGCACAAGGTGAGCTTACATTTGTAGATGAGCAAACTAAGCCTATGGTAGCAGTAGAGTTACTAGAACAGATAGACATCGACGAGTTTTTAGACGAGGTACTAGCTGGAAACCAGATTATTAAAGACAACAGTATTAAACGATTTATAGCATCTTATGAGTTTATTTGAAAAAAGAATTGCATACAAACCTTTTGAGTACCCTGAATATTATACGGAAGGTTGGCTTAAACAAGCTCAGGCATTTTGGTTACACACAGAGATTCCTATGTCGTCCGATGTAAAGGATTGGAATGAGAATCTAACAGAGAATGAGAAGCACGTGGTAGGTAATATCCTACTTGGCTTTGCTCAAACAGAGTGTGCTGTGTCTGACTATTGGACAGGCATGGTGACCGACTGGTTCCCTAAGTATGAGATTATTCAGATGGCTATGATGTTCGGAGCTCAAGAGACTGTTCACGCAACAGCCTACTCGTATCTTAATGATACTCTTGGTCTTGATGACTACGAAGGGTTCATGCACGAGCCTGCTATTGCTGGACGTATTGATGCTTTGACATCCGTACCTCATCATTATAACTATAAGATACTTTGCACCAGTGCACATGCACGTAGAGATGTGGCTCGCTCACTTGCTATCTTCTCTGCCTTCACTGAAGGTGTTGCATTGTATAGCTCATTTGCTGTACTCTATTCATTCCAATTGAACAACAAACTAAAAGGTGTTGGACAACAGATGAAGTGGTCAGTAAGAGACGAGGCTCTACACTCTAAGATGGGATGTAAACTATTTCGTCATATGTGTGAGGAGTTCCCTGACCTAAAGACAGATGCAAAGGATGCCATCATTGAGGCGGCTAAGTTAACCTTGGATATGGAGATGAAATTCATCGACAAGATATTTGAAAGAGGTGACTTAGAAAACTTAAAGGCTTACGACCTTAAACATTTTATGCACAAACGCATCAACGATAAGTTATTGGAGCTAGGCTATGATGCCATATTTGCTTACGATCCTGCGGCTGCTGAACAATTAGATTGGTTCTACCAATTGACAGCAGGCGTTGAGCACTCAGATTTTTTTGCAACCAGACCAACTGCTTACAGCAAAGCCAACGAAGGTGAGGACTGGAGTGACATGTTTTAAATATAATATAATGGAAAAATTAAATAGAGGAGATAAGATTTATCTTGATTTAGAAAATAAAAATGAATCATTAGTTAATGAATACTTAGAATGCAGAGATGGAATTGTTGAGGTGTATGAATATAGAGATCAATCTGGATATGGATCAAAAACAAGATTGTTTTTATGCAAAAATACAAAACACGAATCAATAAGTATTATAAGGCAAATTTGGTTGGAATATAAAAAAGAATGGTTTGAAGAATATATGGTTTTTGATTCAGATTCTTTTGCATTTATGAAAGCATTAATTAATAATAAACAAGATGAATTTTCTGGAACTTATACTCTTGTAAGAGATTATTAAATAAATTTAAACTAAACAAAATAAACAATGGAAGAATTATCTTTTGACCAACTAATTATTAACGTACATGACTGGGCTAACGACAAAGGTTTGATTGACCCATCATTTGTAAAGTCTCAATTCGTCAAGGTTGTTGAGGAATTGGGTGAAGCGGCCTCCGCTATCAGCAAGAACAAGCCTGATGAATTGATTGACGGCTTAGGTGACACGTTCGTTACTCTTATCATCTTAACAATGCAATGTGGGTTAACACCACAAGAAGCATTGAACTCCGCATGGAATGAGATTAAGCATCGCAAGGGAAAAACAACTAACGGAGTCTTCATAAAGTCATGATAAAGCACCATCCTATCCATGAGCAAGACCTAATAGATTTAGGTTTTGAGAAAATCCTTGTCTCTAAGCATGAGTCAGGACACCCAGAGGACTTCTACTACTATGTGTATGTAGTATCTAAGCACACCACACTAATAACTAACGCTGATGATGAAGCAAAAGTTGGAAGGTGGCACGTGTATATCTTTGATGATGACATTTACTTCGATGAGGTAGAACCTTTAACAACCTTTTTAACATCTTTTAGTTATGTCAAATTCCCCGATAAAGATTGAGATAGTGTTGCCAGATAAGTCAACAGCTTCAATAGATGCAAGCGGTGCAGAGAGTGCTGTACAAATGATAGAATTTTTACTTGAACTAATAAAATCTTTAGAAAATGATTAATCAGGAGTATTATTTTTATAAGACTATAAATCTTGTTAATAATAAATGCTACTATGGTTCAGGTACAAAAAAGATTTATAATGGATCTGGTAAGACATTAAAAAAAGCTATACTAAAATATGGTAAAGACAATTTTATAACCGAAAAATTGAGATTCTTTAGTACAAGAAAAGAAGCGTTTGATTTTGAAGAAAGATTTCTTAGCCTATTTGATATAGCTAATAATCCTAATTGTTACAATATTGTTAATAGAGGTAGTGGTGGAAATAGAATTGATTATAATTCAGAAAAAGCTAAAGAATATAAAAGATTATGTTCTATAAGAATGACATCAATGAATAAAACTCATGAATCGAGAACTCTTGTTAGCATTAGAATGAAAGATTCCAATCCTATGTTTAATTTAGAATCTAGATTTAAAAGTTCAGATAAATTGAGGAAATGGAAAGAGTTAAATGGAACCTACGGAAAAGGTAAACATAGAACTGAAGATACCAAAAAGAAAATATCAGAAACAAGAAAGTCTAGAGGAATACAGCCATATAATAAAGGTATTATAATGGAAAAAAATTGCGAGTGTTATAAGTGTAAAAAGATGTTTAGTAAACAAGGGTTAACTAGACACATAAATTTTTGTAAATCATAAATAAATTAATATGCAATCGAACAACAAGAACGAATTAAACACATTGCTTAATTCATTAGGGTGGGAGTTAGGTATAGACTTACCAGAATGGGGATATTCATTTGAATACATAAAAACAATATCAGGTGGTTATTTATTACAAGGAGAAAAACCTGTTGATGCCTATAGAAGAGTAGCTAAATCTGTTGCCAATAGATTAAGTAAACCTGAGTTAGAAGATAAGTTTTTTGATTATATATTTAGAGGATGGCTTAATTTAGCCACACCTGTGCTATCTAACACCGGAACGGACAGAGGCTTGCCTATCTCTTGTTATGGTATTGACATAGCTGACTCAGTGAATGACATTGGAACCAAAAACTTAGAGATGATGCTACTTGCCAAGCATGGCGGTGGTGTAGGTGTTGGCTTCAACCGCATTCGCCCAGCAGGATCAAAGATAGCTAAGAACGGCACATCAGATGGTGTCATCCCATTCACTAAGATATTTGACTCTACTATTCTTGCAACATCACAAGGCAATGTCCGTCGTGGTGCTGCATCAAGTAATCTAAATATTGAGCACAAAGACTTTGAGGATTGGTTGGAGATTCGTGAGCCTAAGGGTGATGTGAACCGTCAGTGTTTGAACCTACACCAGTGTGCTGTGGTGGGAGATAAGTTTATGCGTAAGCTAGAAGATGGTGATGCTGATGCACGTCGCAAGTGGGGCAAGTTACTACAGAAGCGTAAGGCTACTGGAGAGCCATACATTTTATTTAAAGGTAATGTCAACAAGCAGAACCCTGAGGCATACAAGAAGAATAGCTTGAAGGTATACATGACCAACATATGTTCCGAGATTGTATTGCACACAGACGAGAGCCATAGCTTTGTTTGCTGTCTGTCCTCTGTTAACTTAGCTAGGTATGATGAGTGGAAGGACACTGACTTAATATATGTAGCTACATGGTTTTTAGATGGTGTGCTTGAGGAGTTTATTCAGAAGGCTAAGAACATGAAGGGCTTTGAGAATGTGGTTCGCTTTGCTGAGAAAGGTCGTGCAATTGGACTAGGTGTACTAGGATGGCACACATACTTACAACAGAAAGGTATACCATTTGAAGGATTGCTTGCTCAGTTTGAGACACGTAAGATATTCTCTCAAATTAAGATTGAGTCTGAGCGTGCATCACGTGACATGGCTGAGGAATATGGTGAGCCATTATGGTGTGTTGAGACAGGTATGCGAAATACCCACCTTCGTGCCATCGCTCCAACGGTATCTAACTCCAAGTTAAGTGGTAATGTATCTGCAGGTGTTGAGCCTTGGGCTGCCAATGTATTTACAGACCAGTCAGCTAAGGGTACATTCATTCGCAAGAACAAAGAACTTGAGAAGGTGCTAAAGAAGATTGGTATTAATACCAAAGAGATATGGGATAAGATTCTTGCCGATGGTGGATCAATACAAGACATTGCTGAGTTAGATAGTTGGTTCTATGTGAACGGTAAGTTGATGGAGAATCCTGATGGAGAAGACCACACCCCTGTTAAGGATGTATTTAAAACATTCAAGGAGATTAACCAATTAGAATTAATTAAGCAGGCAGGTATTCGTCAGCAGTACATAGACCAATCAGTATCATTGAACCTTGCGTTCCCATCTCAGGCTACACCTAAGTGGATTAACCAGGTCCACATGGAGGCATGGAGACAACGCATCAAAACATTATACTATATGCGTACAGAATCTGTGTTGCGTGCTGATATTGCTACACGTGCTACTGACCCAGATTGTTTATCTTGCGATGGTTAAATAGATTGCGTCTGTGGTGTAATTGGTAACACGGAACTCTCCAAAAGTTTTGTTCTTAGTTCGAGTCTAAGCAGGCGTGCAATAAATTTTTCTGAAAAATATACAACTAATTAGATATTTAACTAAATTTACAAAGGTTAAAGTGATAATTATTTCGAAGGGGAGGTGTTTTACGTTTTACACTTCCCCTTTTTGTTGGCTATGAAAGAACATATTGAATATACAAATACAACTCTTCGCTTCATCAATAAGATGACAGACGAGATATATGAGGCTCTTATTGACAAGGAGTACGAGGACCTTCAGGATTCCATTTCAATTCTAATCGAAAAATTAAATCAATTACGTGATGAAACCTTACCTAGAATACGCACTAGAGTTACACCAGCAAGGAGACCTTAACAAGGCAGAGATTGCTAAAAGAGTCCAAGAGCATTACAGTATGCAAGACAGAAATGTCGAGACCTTACGCAAAAGAATTTCAGAATACATTTTAAAGTCAGAGCACAAGAGCCTCAACGATGAG